CTCCAACAGGGAGTCGTATTCCTGGGGGCTAAATATCCCCCTGGCCAAATCCATTGGCATCTTTATCGGGATGACCAACGGAGGCCTTGAGCTTTTCCTTGAGCCTTCGTGCCGCGGCGTCGGCCAACTCTCCGGCTTCTGCGTTGACGGAGTCTCGTTCCGTCCAAGTACGTTTCCGATTTGTTCCATTGCCATTTCCTCCTGAGATAAGTTCGTCGTTCCACTTCTCTTTGTTCAGCCAGGTCGATGGGTAGGGAATGTACTTCCCTCCATCCTCCAGCCACTGGTCTGATTTCCTCTGTTTTTCAATGGCAGATAAAACCTCTTCAAGGGGTGGGGTCTTTGCTTTATTCCATGAAGTCATCGCTTCTTTCTTGTTCACCTTCCTTGGGTATGCAGACCAGAATTCTTCAAAACCCTCTTTGAGCATTATCTTACTCTTATATTCTCTTATATTAATCTTATATTGTGTTTTTTGCTGTTGGAGTGGTTCTTGATTAACTCCAGAGTTATTCAGGAGTGATTCAGGAGTTATGTTTGGGATGTCTGAATTTCCTTCTCTGTCGGGATTTAATTTCGGTTGTTTCTCAAAGAAGTCTGGATAGTTAAGATATGTCTCTCCGTCGATCTGGTAAAGCACTATCAGGCCGACATTGGCCAATTCGTCGATCGCTGCAGCGACGGTTTTGGACGAATGCCCCAATCTTGTGAAAACAAGGTTGTTTACCATAACCGGGTCAGCATAGAAGTTGCCGTTGACATCAAGATGAGCCAACAACCAGGTGTAAAGAAGTCTTACTGTATCGCTGGAGAGCTGGGTCATTTTACTGCTGGTGGAAATACGTTTTTGAAGCATCCTCCCCTTAGCCATTTTCTCCCTCTGAAATTCCCTGTTAAAAAGATAGCGGCAGGCGGGTAGGGCTCCCGCTTTTCCCGTAGCTCTCGGTAGCCGCTTTTTCCTTCCTATTCTTCCAGCCCTCGTGTTCGGATTTCCGCCGGCAGACAGAACAGACTTCTCGACGCGCCGTGCAATACATCGGCTGGCCACATACGCGACATGGCTTTTCGATCCTGGGTCTGTCCTTAGCCAAGGTTCACCTCCGAAGCAGGCGCGTTCTTTCGGTCGTTGCGGGCAAAGGCCCTTTCAACACGAATCCAGGTTTTGATTGAGCCGGTGGACTCTTCGTGGATCAGCATTTTGATGGTGTTGTAGGGAAGTCTGTTTTTCCGGGCGTAATCCTTGATGTTCTTCTTGGCCTCTTTTCTAAGGCGCTTTAGTGTGGAGCGATAGGCTTGTTCTATACTCATAGCATTCTCCTTTTGTTGATGTTCGGCCTTAAAATACGCCGATTATTTAGCGTGTCAAGAAATATTTTTAGTTTTTTGTAAAAATAATTGCTTGACAGAAAATTGTTTTGGGCGTAGGGGTAGGTCAAATTAAAAAGAAAGGAGGGTAGCAGATGAGCAAAACAGCGCCAGAAGTCAGTGAGTACAAGGGTTACCCGGTTATCAAGGTCTTTACCGGGAAGGTGTACCGCGGCGAAGAAGAGTACGTAATGTTGGGGGTTCGCAAAGCGGCTGCGGTGTGCGACAACATTGATTACATCAGGCAGTTCGTCGAGAAAAATGAAGGAGGAAATTAATGGAAAAAGAGTTTTTAAGTGGGGAGATCGCAAAGTTCAATCTGGCCGATGCTGCTATTGCTGAATTGTCATCGCGCTACATGGGACTGCGAATCTCGGATGGTTACGAAGTGGTCCACAAGGCGAAGATGGAGGTCAAGTCCCGCCGGATCGATGTCGAAAAGAAACGGAAGGAACTGAAGGAAGACGCCCTCCGTTACGGGCAGGCGATTGACGCCGAGGCCAAAAGATTAACCGCCCTTCTGTCGCCGATCGAAGATCACCTGGAGACCGAGGAAAAGGTTTACCTGGACCAGAAAGCAGCGGAGAAAGCGGAGAAGGAAAGAATCGCGGCCGAGAAGTATCAGGCGCGGATCGACCGTCTTTGCTCTTTTGGGGCTACTTTCAACGGGACGATGTTCAACGCTTATGGAAATGTTATCTCCGGAAAAGCGATTGAAGCGGCGACGGACGAAAGCTTTGAAGAGTTCATCGGGAAAATAGCCGTTGCCAAAGAAGCCGACGATCTCCGCAGGGCAGAGGAAGAAAGGGTTCGGCTGGAAGAAGAGGCGCGAATTCAGCAGATCAAAGCCGAACAGGAAGCTGAAAGAGCTCGTTTGGCCGAGGAAGCCGAAAGGCTTCGGCTGGAGCAGGAAGCCATTGAAAAAGAAAAGAAGCGTTTGGAAGACGAAGAGAAGGCGCGGCTGAAAGCAGTTGCGGATGCGGAGACTGAAAGGCTCCGCCAGGAAGAGCTTGAGCGGGTCAAGAAGGAAGCAGCCGAAAAAGCTGTTAAGGAAGCCAAGGAAAATGCGGAAAGAGAAAAAGCGGCTGAGGTTGCCCGGCAAGAAAAAGCCCGCCTTGCAGCCGAACGTAAGGCGGCCCGCGCCCCGGATAAGGTGAAGTTGCTGAAGCTGGCGGATGATCTTGATGCCTTTCAGGTTCCCGATGTCAAGACAGACGATGGGAAGGCCATTGCTCTTTGGGCAGTAACTGAACTGACAGCCCTGGTTGCGGAGCTCCGGGAGAAAGCAGGTGCCCTATGATGGAAGGACCCGAGTGGTTAGAAGAACGTCGTAAAGGAATAGGGGCGTCCGACATAGCGGCAATTATGGGAATCTCCCCGTGGAAAACGCCTTTTCAAGTCTATCAGGAAAAACGTCGGGAGGTCAAAGACTGGGAAGGGTCGGATGCTACGAACTGGGGGAAAAGGATGGAGCCAACCATCCGCCAGTGGTATTCGGACGAAACCGGAAGGGCGGTTCGTCTTCCGGAAAAAATCCTGGTGCATCCCAACTACAATTTCATGTTTGCCTCGCTGGATGGGTTTACCGATGACGGGCGGGTGGTTGAAATTAAAACCGCCCGATCTTCAAAGGGATGGGGCGAAGTCGGGTCAAATCAGATTCCTGATTATTACATGGTCCAGGTTCAACATCAAATGGCCGTTACAGGGTTTAAGGTAGCAGACGTACCCGTGTCCATCGGTGGATCACTTCCGGTTCTGTACATCGTTCCGGAGGACAAAGAACTACAGGAAATGATCATCGAGGCTGCCTCTGTGTTCTGGCAAAGAGTCCTTGACGGCAACCCTCCTCCCCCGGTTACTTATTCGGATGCGGTTCAAAGGTTCGGGAAAAGCAAGTCCTCGGGCTCGATAATCGCCTCAGAAGATGTTGTTTCTCTGGTAGGGACCCTTCGTGCCGCCCGGGCTGAAATTAAGTCCCTGGAGGCCAAGGAAGAAGAAATCAAGGGTAAATTGATCGTTGTCATGGGGGACACGGGAGATGAGATCATCGATCTTGCGGGAAGCCCCCTTGTAACCTACAAACTGGGGAAAGGAAGGGTATCATTTGATACCAAATCTTTCCAGAAAGAGCATTCCGATCTGTACAAAAAATACGTGAAAGAGGGAGAGGCAACCCGCCGATTCCTTGTGAAAGGAGAATAGCATGACTGAAGAAATTGCAAAATATTCAAAAGTTCCCGAAAGCATGATGGAAGCTCCGGTGGCTACCCGCCCGGCCATGGTAGCAGTTGAATCTGAAAGAGCGTTGGCCGAAGTCCAGGGGGCTATTGTTCTTGCAAAGAAGTTCCCTCGCAATCAGATGGAAGCCATGGACAAAATCATTGTCGCCTGCCAGAGAAAAGGTTTGGCGGAACAAGCCCTTTATTCCTACGCCAAAGGTGGCACCGATATCACCGGCCCTTCGATTCGATTGGCGGAGGCGATGGCGCAGAATTGGCAGAACCTTCAGTTCGGGATTCGCGAGTTGGAACAGAGGAATGGAGAGTCCACGATCGAAGCTTTCTGCTGGGACGTTGAAAATAACACAAGGCACGTAAAAACTTTTCAGGTCAAACACATTCGCCATACACGAAAAGGGACTTACACCCTGGAAGACCCCAGGGAAATTTACGAACTGACGGCCAACCAAGGTGCCCGTCGGTTAAGGGCGGCGATCCTTGCGATTATTCCGGGAGACGTAGTAGAGGCCGCGGTTGCCCAGTGCGAATCCACTCTTAAAGCCAGCGCGGACACTTCTCCGGAAGCTCTTAAAAAGTTGGTTGAAGCGTTCGCTGTTTTTGGAGTAGGTAAAGAACAGATCGAAAAACGCATTCAAAGGCACCTGGACACGATTACTCCGGCCCAACTCATTTCCCTCAGAAAGGTTTACAATTCGCTGAAGGATGGAATTTCCTCTGCAGCGGATTGGTTCCAGGTCGAACAGGTCGATCCGGCAGAAGCGTTGAAAGAGAAGTTGAAGGCCAAGAAAGCGGAGAAACCAACTGAAAAACCAGCTGAGGTTGCTGACGGACTGGCGCCCGGTCCCTGCCCTGATCATCCGGAAACGACTTATACGGTTGCTTTCTGCGCGGCGTGTGAAAAGAGACTGGGCTGTCCGGTGTTTGCTTAAATCTGTGGGGCCCTTCGGGGCCCCGTTATTTGGTGAAATGAATGATCCCCATCTTCCGCGGATTGGTTTCTAAAGGAACTCTGAATAACCCCGGGTTCTATTCGTACCTCAAATCTTTTGAAGGAAAAGAAGTTGAGGTTGTTGTCCGGACGAAAAAAGAAAAAAGGTCCGATCCGCAGAACAGGTATTACTGGGGCGTTGTAATTGAGATGCTTTCGCACCACACCGGATATAGCAGGGATGAAATGCACGATGCTTTAAGGGAAAAATTTCTAGGAATGGAAAGAGATGAGAACGGGCTGGTGATGATGAAGTCATCGGCCCGTCTCACCACGGATGAGTTTGCACAGTATGTAAATAACATTGTCCGGTGGGCCGCTGAAAAATTAGGGCTGTATATCCCGGACCCAAGCAGAGTGGAGTATTAAAGAGCCGTCCGCCGCACCCTCGGCGCCTCCCGGTGCGGCAAAAGTTTGAGGAGGAGCGGACGGCCACAAGTTATCTTCCGGCGTTCTTGCAGTAAGCGTAAGGGACTGTGTTGGAAGCAATGCTTCCGATAACACTGATGTTGTTTCGGATGTTCTGCAAGGTCAACGTGGTCCCCGCTGCGATCTTCAACATAGTGTCGCTTACCGTCGCGGCCCCGGAAAGATTGACGTAAATAATCGCGCTGGCGTGGGTGTTCTGAATCCAGATGTCGATCGGGTCTTTGGCCTCACCGGTTCCATAACTCCAGATGTTCTTCGCCGATCCCGTTACTTCAAATGTTCCCTGCTGCCACAAATCTCCGTTCTTCATGATTTCTCCTTTTCTAAGAATTGTTTAATTCGTTCGGTTCTTCTGGTCTCCAGCTGTTCGATTCTCTTTCGTGTAGAATCGGTTTGCTCTGGTCTGGACTTCAGTTGATTGATGATCTTCCGGTAATTGTTTATTTCGGACTGGAAGGCATTCAATCTTCTGTAACTACC